GATTTCAAAAAAGGTAAAGAATCTTTTATAAAAAAATATACAGGAGGCGACCAATTCCCTGTTACTCTAAAAGACATGCAAAATATTTCTACTCTGAATTACAAAACTCCCTTCGAATATGAAGAAATAAAGAGACTCCAATCGGTCCCATATTCTAAATTTTCAGTTTAAGGAAATGATATGTTTTCAAGAGCATTATATGGCTTATATTTATTATCGGGTATATATAATTCACCCAAATGTATTGTAGCATATCTCTCCATGATTTCTATCATATTTCGTGATTCTATTGTAAAATTGTCTATAGATTTATAAATTTCGTCATATACATTCAATCCATATACATGTTTCATATTTTTAGGTATTATTATAATCAATGAGTTCATTAGTTCAAGTATATTATCCCTTGTATCCACAAAAACAGGTATATATTCTACAGCATTATATCTTCCAGATAACACATATATGTATATTTTCATTAAACTATCAAGATTCAAAAGTATATCACCATATCTTGTTTTTGTAAATTTTTTTATAAATCTAATATTTGTAATAATATTGATCAAGATATCATTGTGTTTCAAGAACTTCAAATTCTTTGGAAATTTGCGAATATAAAAAGATTTTTCATTGCTTTCGTTGCGACCACCAATATCTTTCTCTAGTGTATTCTTCACATACACTTCACTATTTTCCTTATCTAATGATACCTTATTCAAATACATATATGCCACATATGACAATAATATGATAATTATAATAACAATCAGATAGTGATTCGGAATTTTTGATATGAATAAGAACAATATTGATAAGACTATCACTATATAATAGAGTTCTGTATAAACATTTTCTAAAACAAACATCTTTAACATTTGTAGATAAAAAAATTAAGCATCTGAACCATCAATGAAATACATAATAAATGATAATATTACCATAACAATACCAACATATATTTTTCTTTCCTTTTTTAAAAGAATATCATATAATTTAGCTCTATATTCTTGACCACTTAAATATTTTCGTTCTGAAGTAAGTTCAGAAACATCATTAAGTATATCAATAACAGTCTGAATAGTACCAGTGTAAAGCTCCGAAATAGTATATTCATAAATCATTTTTGGAGTATCAACTGTTTGATTTTGTGGAAGGATGTCCATCAATTGGTTTATTTTTTTCTCAACATTTTGCTCAATATATTTCTCAATATATGAAAAATTTGAAGTCAAAAAATCTTCATTGGTTGCCATGAAACCCTATTCTACAAGAATATTAAGATAATATAAGATCTAAATTATATGCATTAAGTCAACATTAGCAATCATGTTTCTCCTACAACAATAACGAGTTAATCCAAGATCATCAAGAATTTGCTTAGTATGGATATTATCAAAATTTTTGTACATTTTTTCATTTGTTGTTACTTTTGCCTTCTCAAGTTTTTCAACCTCTTCCATATAGTAATCTACCTTGTCGGCCATCACTTTGCCACACGTGAAACAACGAATAGGAATAATCATAATGAGATACTATGGAATGTATATAAACTAAAATACTATTTATTTATATCATTTTTTATTTTGTTTACGTGTCATTTATACTATATTTTTTTTGTTGTTATTAGAATAGGATAGTATTTATGGCCATTCCAACTATATTTGCTAAGGTTCAAGAGCTTGAAAAAAAAATTAACCAACTCTCTGGTATACCAACTGATAATGAAGATTTTGGAGCAATGACTCAGCGTCTCTCCGCCATAGAAAGTCTTCTCTCCAATACAGATTCATCTGATAAAATAAATTCACTTGAAAGCTGTGTAGTCAATTCAAAGGAAATCTTACAGGCAATTGAATCAAGAGTAGTTGCTATAGAGGACAAAATTTCTACTCTTCCTACAACTGACACAATTGCTCAACTCGTTGCCAGAATAGATGTTCTTGAAAGTACACTTTCGCAAATACCTCCAGGTGTATGACAATAGGACAAAAGTTCCATACTATGAATATTTAGATTTATTCTTTTTACATTCTTCCAGTTGTGGTTGATTGAATTGAAACATATTAATGGCATTATTTAGAATCTCTGAATTTTTGCTAATATTACCGAAACCTGATACTAGTTTATCACAAGCTTCTTCCATATATTTTTTGGCCTGAGTATAATCATTTCTTTTGAAATAAATCAATCCCATTGTATGTAAAACGTCTGGACTGTTCATCTGTTTGAGATCGTCAAATATATCAGTAACTTCTTTCATCATATCATCACTGATCTCTGTATTATTAGAGATTTTTGAAAGTCGCACGAATTGAAAGTTCTGATGTAGATAGTTAGTATTGTTTGTAGAAGTTGTGAAAATTCCTATCTTAGATCCCTCTATGAAAGTGTGCTTATTCAATATGCAACTTCTAATATCTTTATTGTCCCAAATAAACTTTGAAATACCTATCTTCAAATTATATCTTATTACTTCAAAATATTTCAACAACCTTTTCGCAATGTGTGGTTTGATAAAATATGAACTCTTACATATCAAAAATTTATATTCATCACGACTGTTTACAATATTTAAAGGTTTTTCTTTTTCTATAGATGCCATACATGTCAACAAAATGTCCCAGTCAACTATATCATCTTGTTGGATTCCTTCAAATAGTTTCTCTATATTAGGAATATAATCATCTGTTGCCAATATATCATCTTCTATAATGAAATGAATTTCATTTTCATTTTCTATCATTCTATAAACATCCTTGTGTTTTTCAATATTAGATATCTGGGCTATATTCAAAGGTGATATAAATGAATTGAATTGTTCGTCCACATTATCACCTGTTTCCTTTTCAAACTTTACCATCTTATTATAATCATCAATATTGCTTTCAATAGCATCAGTAGAATGTTGTTGTATAACTTGAACTTTAACTAATAAATGTTTTTTTTCAGCAATGGTTTTTAAAATTTCAACTGTTTTGTTGATATAAGGGATTCTATTGGTAAGGTGCGCTGAATGAATCAGATATATGTTTAATACCCTCATTTTATTATACATATAATCATTTTGTTTATATATGTTATCATGTAGTAAAAGAAAAAAATGAATATAAGATATAGATTAACAATACTCTTATAAAACAATGGAATTCTGTGACGTATGCAACAACCTTCTATATATGAAAACAGATGATTCAAAACAGCTATTGAAATATTGCAAGCATTGTGATTTCTCAAAAATTGAAAATAATCTCGGATGTGTGAAAATATCTGAAACCATGTATACTGAAGACGACCTGCTTTACAATCAAAACATCAATAAATATCTACGATATGATCAAACTCTGAGACGTATTAACGACCCTCTTATCAAATGTCCTAATTCTACATGTGAAACACATGGTGATTCTGCTAAACAACAACAAGTTCTATATATTAAATACCATCCCCAACATATGAAATATTTATACGTATGCGACCATTGTGGTAACATATGGAGATAATTTTCAAATATTAATAATATATCATAATAAACCTAAAAATCTTTTTTATCTTGTGTATTGTAAGAGTATGGTATCCAAAACAAAACCAAAGATTTTGGCTTTTCGCCGTGACTCAAAAGGCAAAAAACAATATACATACGATCCTGTATTCATTGAAACACAGTCAAAAAAGAAATATGCAAAAGTAATTCAAAAACACTCGTTATTTTGTAAAATCAAGTCTGAAATCATGAAAAACATATATAGTAAAAATATACAATCAAAAGAGATTGCCATAATATTGTATTTAATGATTCATTGTGGTTTTAGGATTGGAAATCATATTTATGAGAAAAATAATAAATCATATGGTATAACCACTATACAATTTCATCATTTGAAATTTACAAAAGGCGTGGTTTTATTTGATTTCATTGGGAAAAAAGGAATCAGAAATCAATCATCGTGTGCTCATAAAGAGATATACAGATACTTATATTCCAAAAGAAAGGTATGTAAAGATAATGATAGTGTATTTCCTGGTATTACTTCTCATATAGTTAATAATTATCTACGGACATTTGATAAGGATATTTCTTCAAAGGATTTAAGAACATGGACTGCGAACTTATTATTCATAGAATATGCTATTATAGCATCAAAAAAAGGTAACAAAAATCCAATTAAATCATCTATTGAAAATGTATCTGAAAGATTACATAATACGACTAATGTCTGTAAGAAAAACTATATTGATACAAAAATAATTCATTTAATTGAACAAAAATTAAAAAATGATGATATAAAATAAACATGTATATATAATAAGAGGCATTTTATAATGGAGATAGACATCATCTTGAATAACTTAAAGGAGATGTTGCTTGGTAGAGGTGACAATATTGACGAATTTGAAGAACACGAAGTTGATATCCAAAGAGAAGAATTTTATAACGATAAAGGTGTTATAGATTTTCACACCTCTAATACCACTTTAATATTTGCTCTTACAAAAAAATTGCGAATGACCGTGTTAAAAGAATTAAAAGACGATGCGAAAAATGAAATCACAAATATTGTATCAAAGTACAATGATAAAATAAATATTATCATAATATTCAATAATGACACTATATCATCACCTATTGTTCAGCAATTACACACTTATGATAAAATGCTACAAAAGAAGGGAGGAACCTTACAATATTTCCATATTAAAAACTTATTGTTTAATCCAACGAAGCATCAGCTCGTGCCTAAACATACTAAACTTAATGCTGAACAGACATCACAGATGATGGAAAAATATTTGATTAAGGGTAAAATTCAAATGCCATTCATTCTACACAATGACGTCATAGCAAAATGGATGGGATTAAAGCAAGGCGACGTCGTTCAAATTGAAAGATATAACGAAAATAGTGGATTATCTTATTACTATAGGGTTTGTATTTAGGTAAATAATAATTATTTTATTATGATTAAGTAAGTGTAATATCTATTTCTTCTATGGATGAATTAAAGAATATACTAAATGTATATTATTCAACATTTTTTTATGATAACAAAGAGGTTATTGGTTTTCTTGAAGATATAGATAGCGATGGTGGTAATAATTTTGATATTGTAACAAAGAAACTGTTAGCACACAATAGTTCAACAGATAATGATTTTTTGGCCAAAAACGACACATATTATGATATGCTTGCTAGCATAATAATATCATCAAGTGTTATTTTGGACATTTGTGAGAATAATAACAATTATTTTAGCATATATCAATCAGTAGAACAAATAATATTATCAAAAGATGAGCCTCTTGAAACCGACGTGTCCAAAGTTAAAGTAGTGAGTGAAATTAATAATTATAATAAGACAAAATATATGTTTAAAGGTGATCAATTGCATATTTATGATGATAAGCTAATTGGTTTGGAATTTACGAAAAAGAACTATATATATCAAGGTGAAAACAATATTGATGATAAAGCTATTTTGTCAAATTATTTAATGTTCTTGTTTTCATTCAAAGATTATAACTTTAAGCTCCAAACATTATCTTTTACCATTATATTTATTGTCATATTGTTATGTTACAGTTTTCAATCAGTTTCAGAATATATAATTAAAAATGGGTCAAGTGTTAAGAGTTGTGAGCATATTGTTAAATTGTTTGAAGATATGGATCAATTTAAAAATCAATTAAAGTATATGTTACAAAACACAGGAGATACAAGTTCTTACAATAATATTAACACAAAATGCATCAATGAATGTCCTGTGTCTCTATCTATACTTGATAAAGAAATAATTGTAGATAAAACTTACATATTTCAAGATGATTATGTCGTCAATATTGGAAGCAAAACATACGAAATAGTATCAGTAAATTATGATGATATAGAAGATAACCCTACACAAAGACTGTTAAGCTCAATTGTTTTGAAGGGTGTTGGGAGTGAATCTAAATGTCCAAATAATAGGAGTTATCCATATATAAATGTCAAGATGGATGACATGCTTGATATTACAATTAGGTCAAAGAATTTAATTGATATGAAACATACATATATAAAAAATGGCAATATTTTGAAAAAACTTAATTCAAAAATAGAAAAATCCAAGAATTCTATCAATAAAATGGCTAAAGAAAATGATAAGCAAGTTGATATTATTAAAAATATAGATATACGAATGTATATATACTATGGTATATTTGCCGTCATTATTATGGCATATATCATAATGATAATTATTACGTTAGACAATAGCTTAAAATTGAATATTGCAGGTGGTATGTTGATAGTGATATGTATAATGAATATAGCGAATTATTTTTTAAATTATTCGTATATTGAAAATTTCTCAAATTATGTTAATGACGGACAATGCGCACTGTTAAATACAAATACTTCAGTTAATGACAGAGTAGAGTATA